CCCTCCTCGCCCAGCACCAGCAACTCATCCAGCGCCAACGGCTCAATCACCGGATGCGCCTCCTGCCCTGCGTGCAGGGCTTCAATGACGAGCTGAGTGTCCGGGTTTGTCATGTTAACTCAAAATGAAAGCTGGGTTAATTCAACTGTTCGTGTGCATTTGCCTTCACAGTTCAAAACGGAATGTCATCATCCTCCATGCCGTTAGCCAAAGGTGCCTCACTGCCGCTGGTCACGGGCGAGCCTGCGGCGGGGCGGGCCGTGCGCTGGCCGCCGCCGTGGTCGTCATACTCGCGGGCATTGCCGAGGATCGGAAACTTGGGCGGATTCGCGCTTTCGCGTTCGTCCTTGGTGGTGGGCTCGCAGATCCAGTGGGTGTTTCCAAAGTCGTCTTTGCCGTCGCGATTTGGCACGAGTGAAAGCGAGAGGTAAACGCGCTCCGCATTTTTGGGCGATGGTTTCGCGCGGGCTTCGTCGAGGTTAATCACAATGCAGTCTTTGCCTTTGAGGCGCAGACGATAGGCACCTTGCAGCTTGGCAAGGTCGAGATAGGCGTTGAGTTTGTTGGGCATGGTGTGTGTCGGTGTGGTGTTTGGGTTGTGGGTAAATCAATCGTCGGGGAAATCGTCGTGGAGGCTGCTGCGGACTTGGCCGGCCTTCTTCATTTTGGGCTCTTTCTTGGGCACGGCGTAGCTGCCGAATTGCCAGTCGCGCCAGTCGGTGCTGTTGAGTTTGGGCATGCGGCTGCTGAACCAGGTGCGCCAGTCCTCGAAGCGCACATGCAGCTCAGGTGTGGGGCCGCGGCGGTTCTTGCGGACGTAGATTTTGGCGTCCTGCTCGTAGTCCTCGCGGGGCCATCCGCCGTCTTCGTCGCTGTATTTGCCGCCACTGCTCCAGCATTGCGGGTTGCGCTCGCGACGCGGCTCAACGGCATCGGCCCAGCCCTTTTTCTTCTCCTCGCTGAGCGTGTGCCACCCGAAGAAATACGGATCGCGGTGCAGCATCCAAACGTGGTCTGCATACCACTCGATGGCGGCGCTGCCGCTCAGATCGGCCAGCACGGGCGGCTTGCCCGCGTTGCGGTCCGTCTCGCGGTTGAGCTGCACCATGAGGAGCACGGTGAGCTTGTAGAACTTCTTCACGAATTGCAGCGTCTCCATGACCTCCACGAGAGCCTCGCGCTCGTCCTTCATGCCGCGTTTGCTGACGGCTTTGATGAGGTGCAGGTGATCGACGACGATCCAGCGGATGCCGTGCTGGCGTTTGGCGACCTGCACCTGGCTGCGGATGTCGGCGGTGGAGATGGCGGAACCGTCGGAAATGAGCAGGGGAGCCCGCTGCACCTGCCTCACCTTGACGGTCATGGCATCCTGATCGGCTCGCGAGAACATGCCGGTGATGGCCTTGCTGGTGTCGATGCTGGCACCGCCCAGAATGATGCGGTCATAAAGCTGCACGCTGCTCATTTCCGCGCTGAAGACGAGGCCGGGCACGTTGCGCTCGACGGCGAGGTTGTGAATGAGCGTGGTAGCCATGGCGGTCTTGCCCTGGCCGGGACGGCCCGCGATGACGACGATCTCACCCTGCGCATCATCGAGCCCGTGAACGGTTTGATCGAGTTCCAAGATGCCGGTTTCGAGGCCCATGATCTTGCCGCGATTGGCAATGGTCTGCTCGGTGCGGTCCACCCACTCGTTCACGCCGCGGGCAGCGAGCACGGGGCCGGTGGAATACTCGCCGGAGGCCTGCAAGGCCTGCACGCAACCAAACACGCGACCCTCAGCACGGCCCACCACGGCGGTCACGTCCTCGTCGCTCTGCTCGGTGCCGTGCGCGAAGCATTCGTCAATGCTTTCGGCACAGGCATGAATAGTCTGGCGCAGCGCCCACTTCTCCCGCAGGATACCGACGTAGTGCGGGTAATGCGTCGGGATGGGCACAAACGTGTAAAGCTCCGTCACTGCCACGCCGCCGCCGACCAAATCGAGCTTCTTCTGGTCCCGCAGCCGGTGCGTGATGGCGATGGGCTCCACGGGCAGGTTCTTGTCGAGCATGTCGAGCATCACCTCGAACACGAGGCGGTTGCACTCGTGATAAAAGGCCTCCGGCGGCAGCTTCGCCCGCACCTCCGCGATGCGCTCGGGATCTTGCATGAGGCAGGAGAGCACGCCTTTCTCGGCCTCATCGGAGAACGGTAGCGCTTTGTTGATCCGCGCCAGCCGTTCTTCGGTGGTCAGCGGGCGGTCTTTGGCAGGTTGGTCACTCATGCGTTGATTTGGTTAAGGTTTCCCATGCGAGCCGCACCACTGCCGGAACTTGTCCATTCCCGAGGCACCGCAATCGGTCCACCCGAGCGGCCACCCCATCAGCCACTCGACCCACGTCGGGTTCAGCGCTCCACCAGCCACCGCATTCAGCGGCGGCGTATTCCGCTCCATCTGCGAAGGCCCGCCGTTGTTGCTCGCATCCTGCACCGTTGGCGTCGGCAGCATCTCTCTCACCGATCTCGTCAGGCTTTGAAACGCACCGCTCTGCCTCGTCACATTGCTGGAATCGTCCACCGTCGGCGTCAGCCACATCCCATGCTTCGCCATGCTGATCAGACTCGCCCCGCTCTGATGTCCATTCCCCGGCTTCCCGCCGCGGGCCCCATGACCGTTCGGAGTCAGCCCCGTGTCGGGCGTTGGAAACATCACCGCCGCAGGCCCATCCCATGATCCAGATTCGTTTCCTTCGGTGTGGAGCTCCGGCATCATCAGCTCCCAGCACTCCCCAGACCGCATCATACCCCAGCGCCACCAGGTCTCCGAGAACTCTTCCAAGCCCCCGAACAGTGAGCATTGGCGAGTTCTCCACGAGCACGTAACGCGGTCCCACTTCACCGATGATTCGAGCCATCTCCACCCACATCCCGCTTCGCTCCCCGTCGATGCCGGCACCTTTGCCAGCGCAGGAAATGTCTTGGCAGGGAAACCCGCCAGAAACCACGTCAACACGGCCTCGCCATGCACGTCCGTCAAAGGTTCGCACGTCATCCCAGATGGGAAACGGCTCCAGGCAGCCGTCGTTTTGCCGTGCCACAAGCACGCTTGCGGCATAGGCATCCCACTCCACAGCGCACACGCAGCGCCACCCGAGGAGTTTGCCTCCGAGAATGCCACCACCAGCGCCCGCGAAAAGAGCCAGCTCATTCACGCCGCCTCCTTTCCATGCTGGGCAAGCCAACAACGAACCTGCGCCTTGTCACTGGCGACCATTTGCGGCCAGCCAGGCACGGTGCCTTCCCAGCCATCGCCCCAAAGGGCAGTCATGGCCTGCTCGTAACCTTCCGGCGGAAGCTCCACCGTGAGCGGCGGCGCTTCTTTTTTCGCGCCAAAGCCATCCGTGAAGGCTTGGAAGGGTGTCTTGCCACGCAGATCACCACCGCGATCCTGCTCCTTGGCAAGCCAGTTGGTGACAAACTTGCGCCAGTTGCTCTTGCGAGCCTTGGCAGGGTTCGCCTTCAGCCACTGCTCCATGGCAAGCATCTGCCGCCGGATGTCGCAGGCCGGATAAGCGCCAGCCAGTTCGTCCATGAGCGTGTCCGTGAAGCCCGTCCAGCCCGTGTCCGGTGCCCAGGCCAAATTTTCCACCGCGCCCCCCTTTTTCTTTTTTTCGCCAGAACCGTCTGGGGTGTCGGTGGTGGAACCTTCGAGATCGTCGGCGAGCAGCTCAGCACCTTCAGGTGCGAGCAAGAGTAGATTGGTTGCTGGTTGTTGGTTGTTGGTTGTTGGAACGTGCGCGCGAGGCATTGCATTCGACTCTGCATTTTGGATGCGTTCGCTATGCGTCTGCATTGCGTCTGCATTGCGTCTGCTTTTCCAGCTTTCGTCCGCTGCCTTCTTGGCTTTGGCCTGCTTGTCGCGGAAATCAGCGATCTCTTCCATCACGCGTTTCTGCGTCCAGCCGGACTGCTCGCGGGTGAAAAATTCATCGCGAACGGCAAGCACGGCCTTTTGTTCGGCCTTGTCGAAGGCTCCGCAGAGCCGGAAAAGCACCTTTTCATCCTCGGGCAGCGGCTTCTCAGACGCATAGCACCAATCGAGCATGAGGGTGAATGCGCCGTGCTCCAAGATGGACAGATGCCGGGTGTCCTTGGCGTAGTCGCCAATGTGTCTCCAATACTTGTGCATCAGGAAAGAGGGGTGAAGTGTTTTTCCAGCCAGGCGCGGGCAATTACGCCGTGGCCTCCGGTGTCGAGGTTCTCAAAATCGACTGTGCTGCGGGTGACGTAGGTGAGGCGGACACGCGTGCCCTGCGCATCCTGCCAGATGGCACGGACGACGGGCACAGCGGCGGCACCAGCACTTCGATCACCCGCTTGTTTTTTCGCTCGAGATCCGGCCACGGCTGCCGGCCGCGATACATCCTCACCCATAGGGCGCGAGGCGTGATGCCGAGATTGGCGGCGGACTGCTCCACCCAGGCGCTGAGTTTCATGCTTCACAGGCGTTGACCTCCTCTTGAAGTTCACGGGCTTCCTGCAAAGCCTCGGCAACGCCTTGCTCGGCGAGTTTGATGCCGGCCTTTTGCGTGGCACGCAGCAGCGGCTCGTAGGCCTTGCCCGCATCACCGCGGAAGGCGATGCGCCCGGCCATGTCGATCTCAATGGTGGCGACAGGCCACGGCTCAGAAATGCCGGTGTCAGGGTTGGGACGGTAGCGCATCACCTGGACGGCGGCAGCGAGAGGAATGGGTTTGGAGTCAGGCATAGGGAGAAAAGTCAAAGGAAGTGGCCGTGCGTGCGCTGGATGCGGGCAGCGTGCTGCCGCATGCGCTCCTCGCAGGCCGTGATAGCATTGGTGCAGGCGATGAGGCCGCATTTGGCGACGGCTCGCTCCATCGACAGGGCAAGGCGCTCGGTGTCGTTCACGTCGGGATCAGGCAGCAGGTCGTCGATGACGCGGATCTGCTCGCTCCATTGCTCCTGCTTCGAGCGGAGCTGCAGCAGTTCATGCACGGGCCGCTCACGCACGGCGGCCGTAGCGGGTGCAGTTTCCCAAAGGTTGGCGCTGGCCGTGCTCATGCCGCGCCCTCCTTTTTTTTCGGGACATCCTGCCAGCCACAGGGCCGCTCCATGCAATCGTGCGGAGTCGGCAGCCAGCACTGCGGGCACGTCCACGCCGGGGCCGGACCTTCAAACACCAGTCCGCCGCCCTCTTTTTTTGCGCAGCCCAAAACCGTCGGCAGCACCAGCGTGCTCAAATCGACGTCCTTGGCCACTGGCACGATCACCAACCCGCCCGTCTTGAGGTCACGCCCCAAAATCGCCCCCTGCTCGGTCAAAGCGATGGCATGGACATTGGCAAAATTTTGTCTGCGCTGGAATCCGATTGTAGAGACGCTCGCGGCTCGCGGCCTCACCCCCCTCCCCCCCTCGGAAACAACGCACCGACCCGCTGCCAGGTCGCCGGGCATGCCGCCTGCTTTGTGGCATGAGGTGTGACATGAGGCCGATTTTGCCTCATTACCAAGGAAAACAGCCGCGTGCACATCAGATTCCGCATCCGCTGGCACCATATCAGCGGCCGCAGCGGCCACCCGACCCAGCCCACCTGCGGCCTGCTCGCCCGCCGAGCCCATTGTGGAAACTTCCCCCGGCACACAATCCATCTGCGCAGCCTCGAGGCCAGCAGCAGCACCAGCACACACATTGCGCCCGGCGATTTGCACCACATTTCCGAGAGCGCTCATGCCGCCCTCCCTTCCGCCTTCAGGAACTTAATCAGCGCCGACTCCGGCACTACCGCCGAGGCCTGCCGAGCCAGCCCCAGCTTAACCACCGGCAACCGCTTTTGCTGGATCCACGTCCGAATCGTATCTTCGGGCCTGTCCAGCATCGCCGCCACCGTGGCCACAGAGTAATGACACTCCACCCGCCGGGCCAAAAAAAGAAAAAGGGACCGCCCAGGGATGCGCCACGCGCCCGCCGAGTAGAAAGCCCCGCGGATCACCCCAGTCTGCGCCCAGCGCACCACCACCGCCAACGGCGTGTCCAGCATCGCCGCCACCTCGCTGGCCTTCCAAGTGCCCTGCTCGAGCACCGAGGCCACATCCTGCTCAGTAATGGTGATGCGTCGCTTCGCCATAGTAGGTCAAAAAAAAGGGGGCCGCTCACTCGCCGTCGGCATCGCCGCGGCCCTCCTGCTCGCGCTTCCAATCCGTCCAGCCGTTCAGCTCGAAATCATCCCGGCTCCAATCCCGCCGCGGCAGGATCGCATTCCAAGCCACCAGCGCGCCGGTGATCATCACAGCCGCAAAAAAAAGCAGCACCGCCAGCGCACTCATGGCCGACCTCCCGCGTTCGAGCTTGGGAACTGCACCCAGCAGCGCGTCACGCCGCCGATTGTCTCACGCACCTCATAGGCACCAGCCGGCAGCATGGCGCGGCGGTGGTCCCTAATCACCGCCGCGCCAGTGTCCTCAACCTGCCGCTTGCCCTTGCGCAGAGCGGCGGAAATGCTTTGTTGCAGGTCCGAAATCACGCCCCCACCGCCACCTTGCGGTCAGCGCCTCCGGCCAGCTTATCCATCGAGCTCGAAATCTTCAGCTCCCACTGGAGCGCAGCCTTCGCCACCTCCGGGTTGGCATTGTGACGGCGCACCGCCTCACAGGTTTCCTTTAGGGCTTCCAGCACGATCCACTCGGGCTGCGGCGGGGGAGAAGTGTCGTCGTTCGGCATAATCGTATGATTTCACACCAATTATGCAAACATTCATTCACCCGTCAAATATTTCTTGTGAAATCATTTCTTTTGTGCTTTGATGGTCATGCGCAACCCACTTCCATCATGCAAACCGCTCAAATCTCAGCTTTTCAGCCCAACCTGCTTGTTCAGTGCATCACCGATGGCATCGCCGCCTGGCAAACCGCCGGCGAAATGGTCGTCCAAGCCATTGATCAAGGCGGCATGTCCATCGAATCCATCGCCGAGGCCTGCCAGTCGGATTACATCTCCGTTGATGTAGTCGCCCAGTTTGAGCGCATTGGGCGCAAACAAATCGTGCCACAGGTCTTTTCCCTCTCCTGCGCCGCTCAAAAGCACTTGGAGCGCCTTCCCTACTCCGAGCAGCAGCGCCTGCTTCACGCCGCGGTGCCCGTCGTGCTCATCAACAACGGCAAAGTGGACGTCTTGGACGTCAGCGTTCGGAATCTCACCCGTTATCAGTGCAAGCAGGTCTTCAGCACCAACGGAGTCCGCAGCATCGAAGCCCAGCGAGCATGGCTGGAAAGCGAACGCGAGAAGAAAACCACTCAAACCACACCTCGTCAGGTGCCTTGGATCTTCAAACAAGGCAAAGTCATCTTCACCGAAGCCTGCGAACTCACCCGTCACGATCTTGCCAGCCTTCTCACCCAGCTCGCATGAACCTGCCCGATCAATTCGTGCTCGTTCGTTACAAGCACTGCAACCGCTACTCTCACGCCATCGCCATTTGGGTAGATCGGCCCAGCCAGCAAATCTTTGAATCCATCGGCCGCGCTGATCCGTGGGGTTGGTATAATCCCGGCCATTTCTCCTTTGGCTACAAACACGAGATCGACGTCGATGCCATTGGCATCATGAATGACATTCTTCAGCACGCTCAGCCCGATCACATCACCGATGGCAAACTGCCCGAATCGGTGACATTCAACCAATGCACCTTCGCCAAAGGCACTCCCGTGCGGTTTCTGGCTGGCAAATATCAGGACCCCGTGTCCGGCGTTCGTCATGGCGCTTGGGGCATCAACCAATTTCCCGTCGAAAACTTGATCGTTCCATTTGATGAAGTCCGGCACAAAGGTTTTGCCCGTTTAGTCACCTTTTGCCAGCCTTGGCGGCACTACACTTGGCAGGACATTGAAGCCGCCTGCCTCACGGATTGGCAGCAAGGCCAGCTTACTCCATTGCTTCGACAGTTTTCCTGCTGTTTGAGCGGTTGGCGCAAACAGCATGCGCTGACTTACAAAAAGATCACGTTGACGCGTCTTCGTCGTAGCCTGTTTGAAGATCATATTCGGCGTTTTCCCAGTTTTTCAGCCCTCACACAAGCCAAAGTGCAAACCATCAAACGCGCTTTTGGCTGGCTTTCACAGCCCACCAGCGCCAGCGCCAAACGTGCCCATATCAAAACCTGCATCCAACGGCACATCCGCCGCCATCCAGCAGCCACGGATCGGCTTCGTCGCTTCATGCAGATGCTGGCCGCAGGCTTCTCTCTTCAACGTCAGTCCCTCTAAACCCACCCTACCGCACCCCATGAGCTTCCTCGCCGTCCAGATCGACGCCTACCTCCAGCAAACCCCCGTCACGGCCCGGCAGCTCGAAGAGCTTGCACGGCTCCCCCGCATGACCATTGGCAACATCCTCAACGACGCCCACCCCCGTCCCGAGCGCTTCGGCCAGCTCCTCCACGCCGTCGATGACGACACCGCCCGCAAATGGCTCACAGCCTACCTTCGCGACGACTGCCCGCCCGAGTTCCTCCCCCGGCTCGAGATCACCATCACCGCCCTCCAGAGCGCCGATCCCGCCACCCTGCGCGAAGCCATCACCGCCTACACCCATGGCCAGCTCGACACCAGCCCCGCCTCCGTCCTCGAAGCCTGGCACCGCCTCCAGTCCGCCATCCAGGCCGATACTTCCCTCGCCAAATGGTTCATCAAAACCGTCAATCTCATTCTCGGGGAGCCTTGAACGACGAGCACAGCAACCGAGGGAGCGACCAATGAGCACCGAAAACCAGGATGAAATCTCCGACGCGACCGAAGGTTGCGCTGCTGCGGCTGGGTATGCGACCGAACATGCCTGGACACCATCCCACCGGGAAGAAGTGATCTCCGCGCTGTGGTTCATCGTCGCTGGCGTCGCTCATATCGGCGGCTGCTCTCCGTGGGTGTTCTGGTGCATCATCGCCAAGGCCACCTTCGACAGCATTCAATCCGTGATCTGCGCCGTCCGCGAGTGGTGGCGTGAAGATGCGCATACCGACAAAACGCAGCAACCACTATGAGCGCCAAAAGACGATCAAAAAGCAAACAAGCCGCCGCCGCGAATAGTGGTTGCGCTGCCGTGCCGGGTTCTCAGTTCTGGGTGCTCGACACCGGAATGGAAGGCATGTCAGCCGGAACGCTCCAAGCACACGGCCCATATCCGACTCAAGGCAGCGCCGAGCAGTGGATCAAAGACACCGCCGCAAACGACTGGCTGGAATCGTGTGGATGTCTGCGAACTGGCGACCCTCAAAACTGGGGTGATGAGCATATCATCGTGCAAGTGGTGCGCAGAGTAAAGCCAGTGCCGCCAACCAGCGTGGAGATGACGCTGGTGGATACTGAGAACGACCAGCATCAGGCGACGGCGAGGAGGAAGTCATGAAGACACGACAGATAGCCTTCGAGCCGTTGCCTGCATGCGCTGGTTCGCCTTCGTCGCTCTATCGTGAGCTGTTCATTGTTGGGCATCGAATGATCTTTCGGCAGATGACCGAGGAGCAAAGGGAGCGGTGCATGACGATGCGCTACGGACAACTCCGGCAGATGATCCTGCGGAAATATAGGCAAGTGCTGGAGAAGCGGCACCGATGGGCGCTAAGGCGCAGGAATGACCAACAAATCACGCTGGCGATCCAGCAACTCAAAGAACTGAAACAGCTAATCGAAGACCATGATAACTAACATCCAAGAACTTAGGGACGAACTCGCAAAGACAATCGAGCGCATCAAGACAGAACCGCGCTTTGTGCCGCAAGCCGTCGAAATCAACAACGCTGCCGGAAAGATGATCTCATCGGCAAAGCTGCAAGTGGAGTATCTGCGAATGCTCAAGAAGCCGGAAGAAATCGCGTGGATGTCGCCAGCATCGAAAACGGGGAAGTAAGGCGAAC